CAACGTATAATCTAAGTCACTTTTTGAGTAGTGAATATGCTGAGACGGCTTAAAGTCTGGTGCGCCTTCTCCAGTCTCAAACCAAGCAGGATGCGTGACTCTGACACGATTGTTAGGCAAAGCAACGATGTTTCCTGTCCACTCACCGGCATCAAGCAATTGTAAAACGTGACTTTGTTTATGTTGCGCTGGATCGTCTGCTATTTCAGACTCAGAGTAATCCACTGTAAACAGATACTTTGCAGGGAAAAACTCCCCGTCTATTTTAGCCAACCAAGGACAGGGAGTGGCTCTGTCTATCACATAAACAGCGTGATTATGTGAAGAACAGTCCCAAGGTTGAGCGTCATATGTGTTCATGGGTTCAGGCCACTCTTCCAACGGTATGTCGGCAACCAGAGCGGTTATGGGCATCCTAGCCCACATTGCACCGCCGTGCACCGTATCTTCTTCCGCATCTTCGACCTCGCTTCCAGTAAATATAACTTGGAAACTGAGGCACCTGTTGGGCATAGACGTTACACCAACGACCATCGCGTGCAGGAACTCACCATGATAAGCCTCATGGTTATGAGTATACTCACGCCGTACCCACGCCTTGAAGTAGGGAACATTGCTGTACAAATATGACATCAGGCTTTAGATACTTTGTATCCCATCTTTTTGGCGGCAGCACGAAGTTGTGCAACAGTCATGGTTTTGCCGCCAACAGAACCGCCTTTTTTCATTCGTCTCATGGTTTTGCCGCCAACAGAACCGCCTTTAGCCATTCGTCTCATGGTTTTGCCACCAGCGGAACCGCCTTTAGCCATTTTCTTGACTCTGCCGCCGACACGGTAACCTTTTTTCTTCATAGCCATCTTAGTCTCCTTTTTAAGCATAAGTTAATTAAACGAGAGTGCCTTTACGCATCGGAGGACGCATCCCGCCGCTTGACATTGGTCTTCGGGAAGTTCCCATCATGCGATCCATACGATTAGCATTCATACCAGTCACATTACCACGCGGCTTTTGAATCGCTTGCGCCATTGCATCGCCAATGGTTTGCGCCATGTCTACAGCTCTGCGCACATCGCCAGCAACAGAACCACCCATCGCCATTTCTTTGCGAGGGCTGACCATGCCACTACCCATAACATTCTTTTTCATAGGACGCTTCATTTCTTTCTCCTTTTCACAGCCTTAACTCGTCTCGGTTTGCCGGCGGGTTGCCCCAAGCGCTTTTTCTGAGATATTCTACTCTTTTTTTCGCTTGCCGACAATTCACTAGCTGTTTTTGGTGTTTTGGAAGAAACCCGCTTAGAGGGGCGACAATAAGGAACGCCGCGTTTTTCGCCCTTCTTGCGACCACACGGCTTGCCTGTGCTGACATCTTTCCAGTCTTCCTTGAACCAGCGCTTCAGAGCTAGGCCTTTTTTAGTTTTGCGTACAGCCATTACGATTGCTCCACAGAACCCTTGGTTCTCTTACGGCGTGTCGGTAAAACAACCCCACAGCCTCTTGCTACTGCCGTGCCCTTAATTTGTTTCCCGTGAAACTTTCGCTTGGGCTTAGTAGGTTTTACCGCGTTTCTTGCCACTAGACTTCCTTTTGCTTTTCTTTTTACCACCTGTGCCATAATTAGCGGCACCGACTTTTCTGCACTTAGCAATTGCCCCTGAGGCATAAGCGCTTGGAAAAACCTTGTAGCGAGCTTTTACTTTACGATAACATGCATCTTTTGCCATACCATTACCTTTAGTAATCTGTTTTGATATTGAACTTCGCGAGATTGTCAACATTCTTCTCCGATAAAAAGGCCTGCCACATAGGCTTAATCATCTCATAATTAGCAGCTACTTTACCATGTGTTTCAGCAAGCTCTACTTTCAGCTCAATAACGCTGAGTCCAACCCAACCAATAAATCCAACGGACAAGACGGAAAAGAAACTAACCAAACCAATTAGAAACTTATCTAGCATTTCCATCTCCTTCGGGCCGCGCAAATACGCTTTTTGGGCGTTTTCTTACAGCTAATGTTATGCATCTTCATCTGACCTTTTGACCGGCTACAGTATGATGCACGGCGTTTTGCAGCTTCTGATCCTTTTTTTACTTTACCAGTAACAGCCGTCTTAAGTTTTGAGCCGGGGTTGGCTCGGCGGTATGCCTTGACTCCAGCCTTAGTCATTCCCGCCCCAGCTTTCGTGGGGCGGAAATTCTTTTTGTTGCGCTTCGGCATCTTTGCGGCTTCACGAGCCATTAGCCAAAGAACCCCGTGATCGAGGAAATGTTTGTCAGTGTGACATGACAATCTTCCTCAAAAAGAATCCCATGGTCTGGGATGGTCACTTGCCGGTCATCAGACGTAGTGAAGGCCATGCTCAACAGAGTCGTCCCAGATGCGCCGCCGTCTCTGACCACAACCGCAGGACTACCTGATGTTGCCGTCTTGACTACAAAGGACTTGAGCCGGCTTCTACCACCCAGCAGCGTGCCTGTTGAGGTGGCTGTCTTTGCTACGATTGTTCCTGCCATAACGGCCTCCTATTAGCTATCAGCGAATGGAGTAGCAATCGTACCAGAACCAATAAGTACGCCTTGAACCATGTATTCTGCGGTAGCAAGCGCAGTAACCTGAACATACGAGTTCTTGTCACCGCCTGTGGTGCCACCATTCAGGCTGATGACATCGTTAGTCGCCCCTGGCTGGAAAGCCTTGATGGTGCCGTTGTTCACGCCCAGCACAATTGATCCGACATACTTGTCCGTGCCATCGGTTTTGATGTCCAGATCAGTAGCATCTGTGCCAATGAAGAACGTATAGGTCGCGCCGATTTCGGATGATTTGATTGAAGGAAGAGTAACCGCACCATCTGCGTCATTGATCTCAATGATTTTACCCGCGTGAGCAGCAACGGTGAGAGTGGTTTCTGCTGTGATGTTTACAACAGAGTTTGATCCAGCATTGAACATCCCTGCTTGGGATACAATGGGACCAGAGAAGGTAGTCCGAGCCATGTCTATCTCCTGTCGTGGCTAGTGTCAGGTCCACCTTGGACCTGTCAGGATACGAACAGGATACACTAAAAAAAGCGGAGCCGCAATGAATACGGCTCCGAGTTAAGGGAGGAAAACCTACATCTGTAAGGTCTCAATAGTATAACGAAAAAAAGGGCGGCTGTATAGCCGCCCTTTCACCCAGTTGGAGGACTAGGATTTTTATGCGCCTGGTGAACCAAACACGCAACGCGGATCGGAGAAGCCGAAGCTGTAACGCTCACGAGCCTTGAACCGCATGTTGCCAGTGTCAAAGTCTGCTTCCATTTGAGTGGAAAGCGGCACACGATCAAAGTGGATGAACCCACGAGGTGCATCAGTCATGAGGAAAAACGCATCCGAATCCGTCAGGAAGTCGTTGACGGCATAGCCATCAGGGAGCATTCCCATTGAACGAATAGCGTTAACATCATTGTCCGCAGTACCCACACGCAAGTTGGACACCATCAGACGCTCGGCGATGAACTGAAGCTGACGAGGAATCACCAGCTTAGTACCGCGAAGAGCGACTTTCAGGCCACGCTCGTCTACGAACCCAGCAATGCTAATCAAAGCGTCCTCAAGAGAGGTCTCGTTCAGATCAGCAGCAGTGCTTGGCTCGTTGGCGAAGGTGCCACCATTGGTCAGCGGGTGATCAGTTGCACAAAGTTCTTTGCCGTCACCACCAGTCACGGTGCTGTCGAAGGCGTTGTTAAGAACAGCTGCAGCCTTAACCTGCTTAGTGTGGGCCATTGAACGAGCAAGAGCACGAGTGTAGCGAGAGGACAGACGATCATAGAGATTGTCTTCCACAGCTTCTTCTGTGATTGAGAATGCTAGTGCAATGGTTTCGTGGTTGTACCGAGCAGTATATGCTTCATTGGCATCGTCAAAATTGACGGCGGAACCTTCCGACTTAGTCGGAGCGGCACCAAACCCGGAAAGCATAACCTCTTCCTCGAATGCTCGATCTGAGGACTCGGTGGTGTAGATTTCGGCGTGCTGGTTTTCGTACCGGGCGTACTCCATGCCAAAGAGGGCATTAAGACCAGGTTCCAGCTCTTTCGCCAGTTGTGCGCGAGAAATAGCCATTACTGTGCCTCCTTATACGCCAGTGGTCGAAACAGTGCCACCTGCGATAGCACCATTGGCACTATTGAAGTGGTTGTTCAAACGCACGATTACAGGGATACCAGCTGCGGTGAAGTCCTGATTTGAAGGATCTTCCTGCCAACCCATGATACGCAGATTCAGCGTATTTGTGGTAGCAATGGTGCTAACAGCCAGAGCAGCGGAGGATTTACCTGTAGTGGTAGAACCAGAAGTGCCGCTAGAGAAGTTAGCGTTTGCAAAGACATGACCACGAAGGGTCGCCTCGCTGGTCAATGATGCATCAGATGCGATGGCGTACATCTGCATCGGATCATCAAATACGAAAGCCTTGATGGGATGGTTAGAATCCGCACCAGAGCCGGGCCAGTAGTTTGAGAAGATTTTCTCGCCAGTGGTCGAGGACACATACTCACAGCCGTTGAAAACACCAAGCAGACCTACAGTTCCACCAGCCGCCGCTCCCACAATATCAATAAAACCTGTGGACAGAGGAATAACCGGAGAACCTTGGAAAATAGCGTTGGAGTTGCCATTGGCAATCTCATAGAGTGTGTACCCAGACGCACCGGTTGAATTGACGTTCTGCCCCAGTTTAGAAACAGGGCGGAGGCCAAATGAACCATTAGCGTTTGCCATGGGTGTTGCTCCTTATCAAGCTATTCGGAAGAATCGCTCCCGCGACCTCCGAAGGTTACACGACTTTGCCTACTATTAGAAATAGGCATCGAAGGATGCTCATCCTTCATTAAGTCCTGGTCAACAGCAGTCATTTGTTCGCGAGTCCGGCCTCGATAGTAATCGGTTCTTTCCAGCGCTGTCTCTTCAGGTAAACGGGCTAACATCAACCCACCGTTACCAATTACCCCCTCATATTTACCATCTTCGATAGTAGCATAATCAAATCCGGGGTACTCATCAGCTCTAACGGGTTCCCATCCTTCGCGAAGTTTCGCATGGACGTTCATCTTGTCGTCATCGCCTCTAAGTGCCGTGCGGATCCAGCGATGCCTGTATCCATCAGGCGGTGCGGGAGCATCCAGTCGGCTAGGTGGTTGCCATGGTTTGCGGCGCGATTTTTTTTCGCGTGTTTGTGACGATCTTGAAACCCTATCACTCATGTTCTACTCCTTTACATACTTAGCGTATTCTTCAAGAGGAACGCCAAGTTTTTTAGCAATAGATATTTGCGATGGTGTCAACTTGACCGTCCTGCGCCCCTGCCTTGTGCTGCGGGAAGCGGAAGTATCAGCAGAGGCGACCCTGTTACTTCCCCCGTTTTTACGACTAGAGAACTTGTTTGGAAACTCTGTCCTCATCCGCCGATCTATCTCATCATAATAGTCATCGCTCTGCGGGTCAAACCCTTCTTCTTCGACAAGTCTACGATGAATCCCAAAAGCGGCGTAAGTCATGACCTCGTCCTGACCAAACCACTCGTTTTTTTCTGCCCAACCCTGTGCCTTTGGATCTGGCTTTGCCTCGGCTGGCTGCTGAACCTGAACGGGCTGTTGAGCCTGAACAGGCTGACCGCCTTCTGGCTGTTGAACCTGAACCCTTTCCTGACGCTGTTTCGCGAGACGATAACGCTCTTGTTCAATCGCAATCTTGGACAAAGCCTGTTGCGCCTCAAACATGGAGTCCACATCGCCACGGTCATGGGCTTCTTTGTACGCGACC